TTTAAGTATTCTTAAGATTTATTGATTTTAAAATATTTCCGTGGTTGACACAAAGACTTCAAAAAACGTGTCAACCACGGGCTTTTTCGTCTATAAAATGCAATCGGAAAAGAATTGATTTCAAGTAGAACAAGCTAACCGTTTACAACACACTTACAACAAATTGATTTCTATCTTTTCAATCTCATTTCTTAAGTCTTCCAATGTCCGATGACCATATGTGTCATTTGTAATATCACCTATTTTATGACCAAGCATTCTTTTCCGATCATTCTCCATGACTTTATATTTTTCACACAGCCTTGAAAATGTGTGCCGGCAATCATGCGGAGTATGTTTTTCAATTCCAAGTGCGGCCAGTTGCGCATACATCTTATCCCGGAATATATCGATTTTGTCAGGCAGGAGCACACCATGTACTTTTACCCGGTGTTTTACAAGATTTAAAATACCGGAATAAATAGGAACGGTTCTGTTTTTCCCGGCATCCGTCTTGACACCGCCAAAAAAATAACGTTCTTTCAAATGGACTTCTAAAACCTTATATTCAGAGATTCGAAAGCCGGAGTAGCACATGATCAGGATCATCTCAGACACTTCATTTTCTTTTGTTTCCCATAATTTCTTCAAATCTTCATCGGTAAATGGAATTCCATGTTCATCGTCGTCATCCTGTGTGATTTCGACATAGGACGAATAATCTTTAGTACATAAATTGTTTGCCATAGCATACTTGTACATGTGATAGTACAGATTTTGGATGTGTTCTATGCTGGCGTGTCTGAGTGGACAAGCGTCCATTACTTCCTGCAGATCGTCTGTAACAAGCTCTGCGAAAATTCTGTTGTGTAGGGCAGCAGAGTTCTTGAATCCTGCGCGTAGCGTATATTCTAAGCTGGTACGTTTTACTTTTTTCGCATCGTATTCATGCCCAAACTTTTTAACATTGAATTTCCGGTATACTTCCGCAAATGTTAATTGTGGCTCTTCCTTTGCTTTAATTCCTTGCACCTGATTATAATTTGCAAGCAGAGACTGGATAAAATCCTCCGCATTCTTTTTGTCATCCACCTGGATATCATTTTCCATGCCTGGAGTATAGGTGCCGGCTTTGTATGCTGTCAGTACTGCAAATCCGATCATCCAGTCAGAAACATAGCATATTGCTTTCTGTGGCTTCATTTGCCCGTTTTCGTATTCTTCTTTAGCTGGCGGGTAAACGCCGTAAGGATTGCGGCGCCCTTTGCCGAGAAAGCGTATCTGACCGTAACCATTGGGCAAACGAGGATGCTTTTTTCTTTTGGCCATATAATCATCTCCTTTAAAATTAAGTATAAAAATAGCAGCCAACGTGCGAACTGATGTTCCACTTGCATGACTGCTCCGAAGATGATACAATATTCGTGGATTTCAATAGCATATCTTCGGATATGTAGACCGTTCCTGTTGGCGCAGGGACGGCTTTTTGTTGCAGTTTGTTATAATAAATAAAAATTGCTAATAACGTAAAAGACCCCGTATTGCTACGAGGTCTTCACATAATAACTTAGAACTTATAATAATGCCCTATAGGCGTGATTCAAGGTTTCCATTGCTAAGTTATTATATAGTGAGCGTACTACTCGTGTCAATAAAAAATCATTTATTTATAAGCCAAGTATTTGCTTTTTCTTAATCGCAAACTCATCTTCTGTAATTATTCCCTGATCAAGAAGTGACTTGAATTTCAAAATTTCATCTGCTTCAGAATTGTTACTATTAACTGTATTTGCCTGATGTTTATTTAAAATTTTCCATTCTACATATTCTTTCAGCTCCGACATTAAAGCCAACTCTTTTTTTGTAAATAAAATCGAATTTTCATCACGTACTGCGCCGGAAACGCCACGTTTAGTCTCTAAACTTCCAGATAATATAAATTGCAAATATCCGGTTGTAAATCCTGGCTCTTTGAATTGGATTGCGGTAATGTTGCTGAAAGGAAAAGTTTTTGTACCAGAAAAACCTCTATTTACTGCATTCATAAAACCACGTTGCGTAACTTTTACGGCGATATCGTCTACTTCAACAGTATACTTTCCGTTTGACTTCAATCGGAGCTTTACTGTTTTTCCACCATTCAATATTTCTTTTCCTTTTTCCTCTTTTTTAAATAGATCCATTTTATCCTCCTTTTCGTACCTTTAACACCACTTTACTCTATATAAACGCCGAAGCGGTTATATCGTATTATTACCATTATTTACCTGTAGTTTCCAGCTCTGGAATATACTACAATAAAACCACTATGAAAATACTACTCGATAAGATCATGCTTAAGAAAAATCTATCAGTCCGGCAAGTATCCATTCTTACTGGCGTGTCAAAATCAACCGTCAGTCGCATTGCAAACGGTGAAATATCGCCGACAGCCGACACACTTGAATTGCTTGCCAAAGGCTTGAAAGTCAGAATCTCTGACCTTATCGACTCTCCATATCAATAAGTGTCCCAGATCTGGGACGATTGTCCGTTTTTGCGTTAGTTTCCCGAATTTTAACTGTTTACTTAATAGAGGGCAAAATATTGCCATAAAATAACAGAACAAATGTTCGAAAAAGGTATTGAATCAAATTACATAATGTAGTAATATTTAATCAAGGAATTTCGAACGTGCGTTCTAATACGAACACGGGAGGGGTACATACTATGGACACAAAACAAATTAAAAAAATCTTGCACGAACTAATTGAGAGAATGGATGATAAGCAATTATCCAGACTCTATCAATTAGTTCGAGGGATTTTCGGGAAAGCGATTTAGCTTTCCTTTTTAATTTCATCATATTGTTCCATGATCATATCCCATTGATCATCCGGAACACTGTAAAGCAGTTCTAATAATACGGAAAGAGCTGCTTTTTTTGATGGAGAAGAGTTCTCCATTATGTAACCAAATCTGTTGTAAGCCTTCTCACATGGAGTAGTTTGCAAGAACATTTCGCCGTCTCCAGTGCGAAGCCAATTTTCGTTCACTCCAAACTCTCTACATATAGAAAAGACAATAGCATCACTCGGAGTAGTTCTTCCCATTTCATATTGAGCAATTGTATTTTGCTTCATTCCTATTTTATCAGCAAATGCCTGTTGCGTCATATCTAAACTTTTACGCAGTTTCTTAAGACGTTCCTTCATATATTCACCTCTTTCTTTTCCCTTATTATACATGGGAACAATTCTGTTGTCAATATCTCATAAGCAACAAAATATCACAAAAACAACAAAAAATGTATTGACAATATTGTTTACGAGATATATAATAATCTCACAAACAACACGAAAGCGAGGTGAAAAAGATGAATATACAAGAAGCGGTAAAGAAATCAATGGAAAAATCCAAATACATAACATTGCCAGAATTTAAAGGTGGAGCGAAAATCAAGCCAACGAATGGGTGCGGGAATTGTATTGTAATGAATGCTGATGGAAGCAATCCATCAAAATCTGGATGGCAACCATCAGCAGATGAATTGATGAGAGATGACTGGTTAATAGTTGATTAAAGCCATGATCGTATCTCTTTGATAAAAGAGTAGCCTTTTCTTAAAAGCGTATCTTCTTCAACAGAACAGATGGCATTTGGAAGTAAAGTGGTTTCGTAAGCAATATCATCAGCTTTATACACATGGACAAACCCATCTTCATCCAGTGCAAACAAAGCATCAGAAATAAAATCGTCATCAAGTTCTGGATAAAGAGACTTGAAAGATTCAAATGCAAATATACGCTTATGATCTTTTGCGTAAGACTTTACCATGTATTTCAAAAATTCGCTTTTGAGACTATTAAGCTTCATATCTATTCTCCTTTCCTGTTTACTTGGCATTGGCAGATGCCTGTAAGCAAATTATAGGAGATAAAGAAACAAATAACAATAAAGATTCAAAAAGAAAGAGGTGAGAACATGAGTGAAACATTAGAAAACATCACAAGAAATCAGGAAGAGAAAAGATTGGAGGATTTTAAAAGGATTGCAGAGAACTGGGACAAACTTCCAGAAAGAGCACAAGGAAAGATCGATGGGATTATTTCGATGGCTGCATCTGCATTTTTAAAAGAAACAAAGAAAGCAGGATGATGAAAGGAGCAGTACGCTATGATCGATTTAGAATTAATTGGATGCATCATTGTTATCGCAACATCGATACTGCAAGTTGTAAACGTAGTGCGTCTTATGAAAATTGAAAATGAACTAAATGAAATGTACAAAAGGAGATCAAATGAAAGCATTAAAAGTAATTGAAAACGAACTTGTCCCAGTATACGAGACAAGCACAGGGGAAAAAGTAGTATACGGATCAGAACTGCATGAGGTTCTTGGTGCACCAAGTGTTTACCGCGAATGGGTGAAACGCAGATTATCAGATATTGATGCTATTGAAAATGAAGATCTTCAAGGCGTAGAAATTCCTACACCTTCAGGTCAGACTAAAAAAGACCATATCATCAAACTGGATGCTGCCAAAGAAATGGCAATGCTTGAGCGGAACGAAAAAGGAAAGCAAGTACGCAGATATTTCATCCGGGTAGAAAAGAAATACAAAGCGGCATCTCTTGCCACACAAGAACTCTCACCGCAGTTACAGGTCATGATCAACTTGGAAATCGAGCAGAAGCGTCAGGCAGAGAAGCTTGAGCACGTGGAAGAACGGATCGAAAGCATCCGTGAGGTTGTTGCAATCGATACAACATCATGGAGAGAAGATACCGGAAGAATCTTGAGAAAAATCGGTATGGAGTGCGGAGACAGCAAGTCTTATCAAGATGTAAGAGCGGAATCCTATCAGCTGTTGGAAAAACGCATGGGAGTGAATGTAAAACAGAGACTCACGAACAAGCGTAGGAGAATGGCAGATGAGGGTGTTTGCAAATCTAGAAGAGACAAATTGAATTATCTTGATGTGATTGCTGATGATAAGAAACTGATTGAGGGATATACGGCTATTGTAAAAGAACTGGCTATTAAGTATGGAGTTGCATAGAAAAAAAGGAGGAAGAAGAGAATGTGTTGGAGTGGCAGTCCGGGGACACCGGGAGTGGATTCCGTTCAAGAAGCAGAAAAACGTACAGGAAAGATGTTTAATGCTCAATCGCAGAGGATGGATCGAATTGAGTTTAATTCGTTAAAAACAGAAGTAGAAGAACTTAAAACAGAAGTAGAGAGCTTAAAATGCAAGACCCTCTGCCTGCTTGTAACATTTGTTGTCTTTGTGATTTTTGCTTCATTTTCAGTTGTGAATATATCAAGACAGTACTCAACTATTCATGACTATTACATGGATTCTCGGAGTACTGATCAGGAGATAAGTCAATCTCTGGAAGAACTGATTCCGAAGATAGAAGTACTTCAGTCAGAATTTAAATAAGGATGGAAAACACAATGTTTAGCACTGTGAAAATCGACAATGGATTATTTTTAGACGGAAAGAAGCTCAACTGCGTGAAATCATACAGATTAGAGCAGAAAGAGGAAGATTGCGTCGCTGATCTTACAGTAAATATGGATGTCCAGGTTTTTGACGGCATCATTAAGACACCAGGTATTGTAGCCGGCAGTATTAAAGCTGAAAAACTGTCTGGATTGAGATTGTCAGACTTGGCAAATTTAATTGCCGACGATGTACTTGTGAAAGTTGTATATCAAAAAGAAATGGGTACGGCAGTAAATATATATGAACCTGGAAGCATTTCCGGAGAAGACCCAAAATTTTTGGAAAAACCTGTGAAAACAATAAGAACCCTTATTGGCACGCTGGTTATAGAATTGGAGGACTGACATGGAGATTGTAATAGCAAGCATTATCTGCTCGATCATGGTTTCTGTTGTTACAAGCATTATTATTACAAGGGAATACATGAGCGTTACTCAAAACGAGGTAGATAGGATGTTCAACATGAGTATTAAGCTTGTCGAGGATGCTGTGAAAATGATGGCTGATAGATTTGGAGCAGACCAGAAATAAATTACGACAATCCAACCTGCATACATAAGTGAGGTGATAAAAATGAACACCGCAATTGCATTAAAAGAAACATTAAAAACGGCGGAAATCGCAAAGATTACCGGTTGCTCCGTGAACGAAGTACGATACCGCATGAGACACAACATCTGGACATTTGGAGTCGTGCGGAAGACCGGGGCAGTAAAGAAACACTATGAAGCTACTATTTCCGAAGTGGCTGAGTTCTTCAGACTGAGCCGGGAGGAAGTGATAGAAAGATTGGAAAGGAAGTGACGATGTGAAAAGACTGACAGTAAATCAGATCGAGAAATTTATCCAGACTCTGAAATCCGTAGAAAAGATAGACGGTGATTCTGAGGAGCAGAAGCAAGTCGCAATCTCGTATCTAACGAACTATCGCGTCAGATTGGAAGAGCGCGGAAAGAGATCCGTAAAAATAAGGGAGGACAAGCATGGAAATTAAAGGAACTTATCACTGCCAGACTACTCAACACACCAACACATTAAATAGCTGGGATATCCGTTCCGTATCTGTCGAGTTACCGGAGCAGGACAAGCCCTACTGGCATAAGGTTGCAGTAGCTGTGATCGGGTTTATCTTGGTGATTCTGGCGTGGTATCTGGTGGTTGGGTATTAAAAAAGAGTGCTGTCACAGGGCGGCAACCCTCAAGCACTCAAGAAATTAAATCATTTAAATTGTAGACGAAAAGGAGAGGTTTGTAAATGAAAATTACGAAAATTAAGATCAAAAATCTTTATGGAATTACGGAATATGAAGGAGACGGAAAGAGTGTAGAGCTTTCCGGAACAAATGGAGCAGGTAAATCTTCTGTGATTGATGCGATTCGGTACGCACTTACAAATAAGTCGAACCGTAAATATGTCGTCAGAAATGGAGAAACAGAGGGGGAAATTCTGATTGAAACAGATAACGGATTGAGAATCAATCGGAAGGCAAGAGCGAATCAAGCGGATTACAAGAGCGTGAAGCAGAACGGTCATGAGGTGGGGAGTCCGGAAACATTTTTGAAAGATATTTTTACTCCACTGCAGCTGTCACCGGTTGAATTTATGGAGAAATCCGAAAAAGAGCAGAATGCAATTTTGCTTGATATGATCCAGTATGACTGGTCATTGCAGACAATCCGTGAATGGTTTGGTGAAATTCCAGATTGGGTATCTTACGATCAGAATATTTTACAAGTTTTGAATGATATACAGTCGGAAAACGGCATGTATTACAGGAATCGGCAGGATGTGAATAGAGATATCCGGAATAAAAAATCATTTGTTGAGGACATCGCAGATGCTATCCCGTCTGGATACGATGCAGAAAAATGGGAAAATGAAAATCTTGGACAGCTGTATCAGGAAATCGAGCGCATTAGAAAAGAAAATGAACAGATTGAGAAAGCAAAGCGATTCATTGAACAGAGGGACAACAAAGTCCGATCATTTGAAGCGGATAAAGAGATTAAATTATCCGCATTGGAAAGGTCGTTTACTGCAGAGCGCGAACGTCTTTTGAAAGAAAATGAAAGGCTGCAGGCTCAGTTGAGAGAAAATCAAACAATGCTTGCTGGTATGGAAGAGAGAAAAGCGGACAAAGCAGAAGTGATCGTAAAAGAATATGAAGCGAATGTTGCGAAATATGACAGCTCTGTAGAAGAGTATAAAGAATTGTCAGAAAAAGAAGTGCAGGATTATTCGGAATTGCAGAATCAGGCATCTTATGCAGAAGAGATGAAATCCCACTTGAATGAATATCGTCGAATGGTTGATCTACAGAACGAAGTGGAGCGATTAAAAGCAGAATCCGAAGATTTTACGCAGAAAATCGAAAAGGCACGGTCTCTTCCGGGAGAAATCTTAGAAACTGCAACTATTCCGATTTCCGGTCTTACAGTTGTAAACGGTGTTCCGCTGATTCACGGACTCCCAATCAGCAATCTATCAGACGGAGAAAAACTTGATCTTTGTATTGATGTGGCGATTCAAAAACCGAATGGACTGCAGATCATCCTGATTGATGGAGTAGAGAAAATGTCTACAAAAATGCGGACAGAGCTGTATCAGAAGTGCAAAGATAAGGGATTACAGTTTATCGCAACAAGAACAACAGATGAAGAAGATCTGACAGTGATTGAATTATAAGGAGAATCGATATGGAAGAAATGATTGTAAAAGAAGAAAGACACGAATTAAGTCCGTTTGCGGACAGTCAGAGTTTTCAAAAGATTTTTGATATCGGAAAAATGTTTGCTACATCGCAGCTGGTACCGCAGAATTACCAGGGCAAGCCAATGGATTGCACCATTGCAGTAGATATGGCGAATCGAATGGGCGTATCTCCTATGATGGTCATGCAGAATCTGTATGTTGTAAAAGGTAAGCCTACATGGAGTGGACAGGCTTGTATGAGTATGATCCGGGCGAATACAGAATTTAAAAACGTCCGTCCGGTGTACGATGGAACACCTCATACAGATAATTGGGGATGCAGAATTGAAGCAGAATATAAAGATAGTGGAGAGAAAATCAAAGGAACTACAGTGACGATCGAAATGGCTAAAAAAGAGGGATGGTATGAAAAAACAGGAAGTAAATGGAAAACCATGCCGGAGCAGATGCTTGCATATCGTGCGGCTGCGTTCTTTGCTCGGGTATATACCCCAAATTCTCTTATGGGGGTTTATGTCGAGGGTGAAGCAGAGGACATATCAAAAAGTGATACAAGAGTAGCAGAAAACCCGTTTGATTTCGAGGCAGCGGTGCAAGAAGCAGAGGAGGTATTTGAATGATTTTAACACAGGAAAATTATTACAGCAAAGAAGCAAATCAGGAGTATCTCAGTGTCTCGCAGTATAAGGATTTCTGCGGAACAATCGGACGTGTTGGGTGTGAGGAACAGGCACTTGCAAAGCTGAATGGTTACTGGGAGATGGAGAAAACAACAGCACTTCTGGTTGGCTCTTATGTGGATTCTCATTTCGAGGGGACACTTGATTTGTTTAAGGCTCAGAATCCTGAGATATTTACAAAAAAAGGAGAGTTAAAGGCAGAGTACCGAAAAGCAGAAGAGATCATAAATAGAATCGAAAGAGACCCTTTATTCATGATGTTTATGAGTGGAAAGAAGCAGAAAATTTTTACAGCTGATTTATTTGGAGCGAAATGGAAAGTGAAGCTTGACAGCTATTTGCCCGGTAAATGCATCGTTGATTTGAAAGTAATGAAATCCCTGAGAGAAGCGCATTATGCGAAAGACATGGGACTGATGGACTTTGTGAGGTTTTGGGGCTATGACATACAGGCTGCCGTATATCAGGAGGTAGTGAGAATCAATACAGGTGAGCGGTTGCCGTTTTACATTGCTGCAGCCAGCAAAGAAAAAGAGCCGGATATTGAGATTATCCAGATCCCGCAGGAATGGATGAATGATTGTCTGTCTGGAATGGAGATGAATGTATCAAAGATTCTCTCTCTGAAAAACGGAGAGATTGACCCGATACGATGCGAAGTTTGCGACTGGTGCAAGCATACCAAAATATTAAAATCACCGATCTGGCCAGATAATTTGATAGGAGAAGTGTAGATGAAAAAGTCAGACACGATAGTAACAGAATACGTTGAGTTCTGCTTGATCTGTGGAAAACCATACAACATCCATGGACATCATTTGATCTGTGGAAGAGGGAAAAGACAGAACGGAACAAAGGATAAGTTGATTCTTCCTGTGTGCAGTGAATGTCATGGGAAAATACACGAAAATGGTGTAAGTATGGCACTGTCGAAGATGGTAGGACAGGCAATCTATGAGCAGAACCATACACGAGAGGAATTTAGGGAACGATATGGACAATCATATTTTTGAAATCAGAGGGAAATTTTACAAAGGACATTGTTTCCCGGGTCTGAATGATTACATACATGAGATCGGGAAGAACCCGAAAGCAGGAAATCGAATGAAGCAACAGTATCAGATGATAGCCTGTAACGCCGTCAGGCTTGGTTTAAAGCGTTTTAAAACAGATAAGCCTATCATTCTGCACTATACGTTTAAAGAGCCTAAAAAGGGCAATAAACGGGACAGAATGAATGTTTTCAGCTTTGCGGACAAGGTGATTGAAGACGCATTGCAGAAATGCGATGTGATTGTTAATGATGATCCGACTCATGTCGTGAATACAACGCATGAGTTTGAGTATACAAGCGGAATCCCGTCAATCATTGTCCGAATTGAAGAGGTAACGAGGTAGAGAGCCTTGTTATAAATTGTAACCCGTTCATGTTCAGGTACGTCACACTACACTGAATACATATCCCGGGAGAAATCCCGGGAGGAAAGGAGTAAAAGACTCTAGGGACTATGGCTAAAAAGTATTACTGGCTAAAACTGAAAAACAACTTTTTTAGTCAGCCAAAAATAAAAAAACTCAGGAAAATAGCCGGTGGAGATACTTACACGATCATATATCTGAAAATGCAGCTTTACAGTCTGGAAGATGATGGAAAGTTATATTTTGATGGCATCGAAGAGAATTTTGTAGAGGAAATGGCATTGAAGATAGATGAAGACCCGGAAAATGTAGGCGTTACAATTCAATTTTTGATTGCGCAAGGACTTATGATTTTATGTGATGATAATGAGTATTTAATGACGGAAACGCAAGAATCAATAGGGTCAGAAAGTGACTCAGCACAACGAGTTAGAGCGCATCGTGAGCGAAAAGCGTTACATTGTAACGATACAGTAACATTGTGTAACACAGAGAAAGAGAAAGAGATAGAGAAAGAGAATAGAGATAGAGTAAAGAGAAAAGAGAAAGAAAAAGAGATAGAAGAGTTATTTGAGCGATTATGGAAAAAATATCCGGAGAAAAAAGGAAAAGGACAGGTAAGTAAAAAGAGCAAGGAAAGGCTACTCGATATTGGCTACGAGCAATTCGAAAGAGCGATAAATCGCTATAAAGAAGATTTAAAAGAAAATGAATGGAGAAAACCTCAATACGGCAGCACCTTTTTTAATACCGGATATGAAGATTATCTCGACAAAAATTATCAGCCACCAGAGAGGACGGCAAAACCGCCAGTAAGCAGAAACCTAAACAACTTCGAACGCAGAGGATACGACATGGACTCTCTGGAAGAGCAGTTATTGAAGTCAAATTAAGGAGGAACTATGGAACCGAAGAAAGTAACGATAAATTACGCTCTGCTCTGCAAGGAACTAGAAAAACAGGGCAAGACGAAAGAAAAATTCTCGGCAGAACTCGGGAGAAGCAAGTCTTTTGTCTACAATATGGCGAAGAACCCGGAACAGACAGAAGATTTTGAAAGGACCATGTGTTTACTTCTCGGACTTGATCCGGGAAGTCTGGTAAAAGAGCCGGAAAAGAAAGGTATGACCGCAGCGCAGGCACTTACAGTCATCCGGGATGAGATTTTAGAGAATCGCAGAATCATGCAGGAGAATTTTGAGAAAATCTGGAACAAGCTGAACACCAATACCGTCCAATTGGAAAAGATCAAGGACAAGGTCAATACGATGTCAAAGACCGATTACGACAAAGCATTAGAGTGGTTGCAAGACAAGATGGAAGGTGGACGCTATGACGGGGCGAAGCTGCTCATGGAGTCAGAAGCCGCAGGAATTAAAAGATCAGACATCATGAAAGCAAAGGCAGAACTGGGCGTGAGAATCCAGACTGCAGGATACGGAAAGAATGTGAAAGCATGGTGGAGTTTAAAGGGTGAACAGGCATGAACATGAAAAGATATGGGTTTAAGATTTGCAAGAAAAGACACGGAAACATGGATTTTTACACAAAAGTTAGCTCCAAGCGCAAGAGAAAGAAAAGGGTGAGAGGAAAATGACGAATAATGATCATTTGAACAACATAACAGGAGAAATTGATACACCAGAAATCTCAGCAGTGAAGATGATACTTACAAGAATAGATGAGGATTTGGAAGACGATCTGTACGAAGAAAACCGTGATAAATACCTGAATTTGTACAAGAGCCAAAAAGAGTGGCTGGAAAGAGAGGTTGAAAATGAATAAAAAAGAAATATTGGAAATCCGCAAACAGTTTACGCCAGCAAATTGTGCAATTACAAGAATTGCCGGTTGCTATGTGGATCATGAGAAAAACAAAAAGATGGAGTCGAAAAGCGCATTTCTGTCCTTACCGGAAGAGGATGCATTCAAGTATTTTGACATCTTCAGAAAAACGCTGTCCGGAAGTGTTGGCAAGAATTTGTTAAATCTGGAATTTCCTACAAAACAGGAGATGCCGGGAGGAACACAGGAATTCTTGATGAAGCTCAGAAAAAGCAAGTTGGAAGATGACCAGCTTCTGGAAGAATTCTACGATAGGATAATCGAATCTTATGACTACAGCGAAAATTATTACATCGTCCTCATTCATGCAATGTATGACATACCGGGGAGAGCTTCTGATGGCACGGAGATGTACGATGCGTCAGAAGAAGTGTATGAATATCTGTTATGCAGCATCTGCCCGGTTTCTTTGTCAAAGGCTGGATTGAGTTACCATGCAGAGAGTAATTGCATTCAGGATCGTATCCGGGACTGGGTAGTAGGTATGCCTGACAAAGGATTCTTGTTCCCTGCATTTAATGACAGGAGCACAGATATCCACGGGGTTCTCTATTATACAAAGAAGTCAGAGGATTTACAGCAGGAGCTAATCGAACAGCTGCTGGGAGCAAGGATGCCAATGTCGGCGAATACGCAAAAAGAGACATTCCAGATGCTGATTGAGGATACGCTTGGGGAAGATGGAGATTATGAGACGATCCGCAATATTCATGATACGTTGAATGACATGATCGAGGAGCACAAGGAAGAACCAGAGCCACTTCAGCTTGATAAGGCAGATGTGCGCAAGGTATTTGAACAAAGTGGTGTCTCTTCGGAGAAGATGGAGAGTTTTGACCAGAATTATAAAGAGACTGCAGGAGAAAAGACATCTCTGCTTGCAGAGAACATTACAGAGACGAAAAAATTCCAGATTGAAACACCAGATATTGTGATTAAAGTGAATCCAGGGCGGACAGATCTTGTAGATACAATGGTTGTGAATAGAAGGAAATGCTTAGTAATAGCGGTAGATGACAGCTTGGAAGTAAATGGAATTCCGGTTCGTACAATCGAAAGGGCAGAAAATGAGTAGACCGGCGCACTTTCTGGATCCGTACCGGTTCCAGATCGAAGAAATGGCGAAACTCGGATGCACGGATGAGCATATTCATAAAGTTTTGCATGACATTCAGAAAATGGAATTTACCAGAGATGATCTTATCCGGTACATGGATGAAAACGGGATCCGGAAAAGAAGAGCAGCGAAAAGATGGACGCGGAACAAAGAGGTTGAGTGGGAAGGACTTTGCAAGCAGTTAAGGAGAAAAAATGGGAAAAGTTGATGATTATACAGCCGGTAGATCACAAGGTTTGATTCTGGCAAGAGAGATTGTAAAGAAAGACGGCATTGAAGGACTGGAAAAAGAAATCCAGTTCAGAAATATCACGGGAATCAACACAGCATTGACTAGAAAAGAGTTGAATATTGCCTGTGAGAAGATTAAAAACATGACACTGGACACAATGATGGTGATCGCAGTTGCAACGCTGCATGATGAGTTCGGCTTTGCCGGGAAACGGTGCAAGAGATTTATCGACCGGATGAACCTGAAAGCAGAGTGTCTGGTGGACGATATGGCAACATGGGATGAATATACGAGGATGATAAAAGATGAGATTGGAATCGAGATGACGATACGGAGGAATGACTAATGCCAAAAACAGAAGAAACACGCTTGCAAAAAGGCGACACGATCAAATGCGCTGATGCAGAGGATTGCGTGAGGACAATGACCGAGTTGGCGGTCTGCGGGATAGAGACAGATTTCCTGTATGAAAAAGATGGAGAGAGTGGTTTATGGTTGGAAATAACGGGAGGAAAATTAGATGAATGAGAAGAAAGTTAGAGAAGCGATAGAAGCTCTGAAGATTATTAATCTTAAAAGAGTACATCCCTTTTATGATTGGGAAGAGATGCGAGAAATAAGAGACATAGCAATCGAAGCACTGGAAAAGCAGTTGCCGAAAAAACCGGACATAATGGACTACATACTTGGTGACATTAACTTTAAATGCCCTACGTGCAAAAGTGAATATATTTGCGAAAAAGGATATGAACATTTTTATTGCCCGAATTGCGGTCAGAAAATTAAATGGAGTGAGTAACATGGAAGAATTAAAGAAATGGCCGTTTTGTGGCGGAGAAGCAATTCTTATTAAAACAATTTGTTTGAATAATAATTACGAAGGATATTTTGTTCAACATGATTGTAAGATGACAATAGCACCTATTGAGATGAGTAATTTTACCACTGAAAAACTGGCAATCAAAGCATGGAACAGGAGAGTGAAAGAATGATTAAAGTAAAAGCAGAAGCAAATTATGGATTTGCTGGAACAGATATGACATTTGAAGAAGAATTTGACGATGATGTGACAGACGAGGAAATTGAAGAAGCTATTGGAGATATGGTTATGGAACAGGTTGATTGGTCATGGGAGAAAGAGCAATTATGAGTAGAGAAATCCTTTTTAAAGCAAAGAGAAAAGATAACGGTGAATGGGTGGAAGGATATTACCAAAAACGATTTGATTTAGACGGAAGTGAACAACATCTTATTTTTTGGTCAAAAAGCTATACAGTATGGGAATATGCGGAAATAGATCCTGACACCCTCTGCCAGTACACAGGGCTAACAGACAAGGATGGTAAGAAGATTTGGGAGAATGATATTTTACGAGGTCATGGAAACGATGATGACTTAGCAAAAGTTGTATTCGGGGAATTTAATGTAATTGATGTTGAGACACACGAAAAAGTAGATCGTGTTATCGGATGGCACACGAAAGTAATTGAAACGGATGTATTAAGCAAATGCGAACCGTTTTGTCTACCAATGCCGTTAACTGATTCTTACATCAAGCGATGCGAATATGAGGTGGTTAAAAATGCATTTGATAATCCAGAGTTGTTGGAGGTGGAGTGATGAAAAAGTATGATATTTTAATTGCGAAATTGTATGCGTGCTGTGGAAATCAAGAAGAGTTTCCATGTGAGCCGATTACCATTGATACTAATAAAATGAGCGAGTTATTGGAAGGTGTATTTATAAAAGCAGGATTGTTGGAGGCGGAGTGATGAAAATAATGATAACTATATTGCGCAAAAATGGAGAATGCAGAACTTGGACAAATGCAAGTGCGGAAGAACACTTAGTAATGGGTCTTACAGCTTACGCGGAAGGTGTAAAAAGATGTGCGGAATCATGGGAAAAAGAAACGGAAGAAGTGGAAAGAGTGTTGAAAGAAGCGCTGGAAAGCGAGAGATAAAGTATGAACACATTAGAGAAAATCGTGGAAGAAATCGAAAACATGAAAAATGACGCCTACGAAGCCTTAAAGGAAGAAAGAAAAAGACACGGAGCAAGCAAAACAGCAGAAGAGCTGGAAAGCTATATTTATGGGCTGACTTGCGCAGTAGATATTGTGGAGAAGTATGCAGATAAGGAGAATGTGGAATGAAAATTAAAGCGTGTCCATTTTGCGGATGCCGTGACAGAAGAGTCGGAATCCGGAGAATGGGAAGCAAAGGATATAGGGTAGTGTGCGGTGCTTGCGGAGCATCTGGGCCTTATGTGGCAATTAAGGCGTGTCGGGATGACAAGATGATTGCGCAGGATGCAGCAAGACAAGGATGGAATAATAGGCGGGAGGAATAACATGGACATTTTAATTACAATCGCATTCCTGGCTCTGTATTACATCCTGGGGCTGGGAACTGTAATTTCCCTAAAGACAGGAATCGAAGAGGATGTAGAACTTGAAGGCGCGGATTACCTGATGGCTGCGGGATTCCCGATACTGCTATTTGTGGTGTTTTTGGATTGGATTGCGCGAAAGATAGTGAGGTAGAAAGATGAAAAAATTTAACTGGGATGAATTTAAAAATACAGGTAATAAGATTGCGGTGCATTGCAAGACCGAAGAAGAAGCAAAAGATTTCTGCAGGCAGATGCACGGACAAGGGATGAAGTGGAGTAACGGAAAAAGCTATTTGAAAAATACAATTTACGATATGTTCAACGAAAGAACATGTTATTACGGTGATGGAAAATATTCATCTTTAGATTTTGCAGAAAATCACAATTATAAAATACTGGAATGGAGTGATTACATGCGGAAAGAATTTACAAAGTCAGATCTAAAAGACGGAATGGTGGTGGAACACAGATGCAAGGACTATGGAAAGAGAATGGTGGTTGGAAATATGCTAATTGGAAAAGACGGGAGCCATAGACTCGAAGCCTACGAGAATGACTTAACACAAGGATATGCAGAAAGCCAACTTAGCATCATCAGAGTGTATAAGATTAAAAATGAAAGAAACTTCGAACATATTATGGATGATGATAACCTCGAACTCATCTGGGAGCGCAAAGAACCAAAGAAAATGACAGTGGAAGAAATGCGACAGAAGCTTGAAGAGCTGACAGGAGGGGAAATTGAGGTGATGCAGGAATGACAAGAGATAATATGAAACGCAGAAAGGAGACGGCAGGAGTCATCCGAAAGATAGATGCACATGATATGGCAACGAGAAAGCCATGTGAGACAGCTTTAAAACAACAGGAGCATAAAGCCTTCGCCTGTGATTTTAAAAGCCGTGAGAGGACGAATAAGGACGTTGCAGAGTACAAGAAGCACACGGTGGAAGACTTTTTGAAGAAGGTCGGAATAGATGCGAAAGGGAGTGTGATGAGTGATGACGGAAGCACGCATAAAACGAATACATAAAAATAACATCAGAATGGAACGGCTAGCTGAATTGTATAAAGTACATAAATATGCGGCAATGTCATCCGAAATCAATATGAGCGGTATGCCATCGGGAAAAGGCGGGATAGATGACAGTATGAGCGATATTGATGATAGTGTGGATATTGAAACGGAATATCGAGCGCTATACTTCGAAAACGAGTTACTCATCAAGGAAGCAAGAAAATACATAAACCAGTTGCCGGACAATATTCTACGCATGGTAATGGAATTGAAATATATAAACGGAATGGATGAATATGAAATTTCCGCAGAAGTTGGAGTGCCGTATAATCAGTGCTACAGTATGTTAAAAGTACACTGGAATAATGTGTTCTAAATGTTCTAAAACTATTGACATATAGTGGCTTGACTGGTATACTGAAAGAGTGAAAGAAGATAAAAAGGCACTATCACTTATGTGGTGGTGCTTTTTCTTATGCCGTGGCAAATGTAGGGCAGACAGGTTCGACTCCTGTACACGGCTTTGTGATGTGAGTATACAGGCTGCACAGCTGAGATCTGTTCTGGGAGTGCACACCGGACTTACATTGCAATGGTACCAAAACGCAGATATCCGCAGATCTGCAAAACAAACAAAAATAGATTCAGCAATCTATATTTAGTGTCAGTACCCGAGTGCGGATAGGGTAAAGGATGTCAACTGGCATCCTACGGGTGTATAGCTCAGTTGGGAGAGTGATCGGCTTTTAACCGACGTGTCGCAGGTTCGAGTCCTGTTATACCCGTTGTGGACTACTGCAAGGTTCCTTTTTTGCTTATATAATTTTCGATTGTGTATTTGGTTATTTGATTTTGTTGCTGTTATAATTCTTTTCATTGTGCAGTAGTCCTAAATATTAAAAAAGTATAAATTAGCACTCTTTTGTTGCGAGTGCTAAAATGATATGGTATGCTAAACGTATCGATAGCGCTGTTGTTGGAATAGATGTAACAGCCAGATGTATAAGCACCTTTAAAATTTAATACGGTTCTGAAAAATATAGTCAGACTTATTGAGCGATATCTTGGAATTTGGATTATTATATTAAGGTGCAAAGAAGTTTGGCAAAATAGGATTGTATTAAAAGGAGGAGCGAATGGATAAAGAAAAATATATTAACATTGTAGATACTGCTAATAACTATTATTATGCAGTGAGGGTATTATTTGAAAAAATTGAAGGAAATGAAACGACTGATTCACTAAGTGATTATATGCAGTTAATAATTCCGATAATAAACATAGGGGCTTTAACATGTGAGCTATATTTGAAAGCACTGGTATATAAAAACAAGAATTTCTTGAAAATAGAGCATGATTTAGATGAATTATTTAAATTAATAAGTGATGACGATAAGAGATGGTGCAAAGAAAAGTTTGATGAAAAGATAAGTGGAAACACGAATTTTGATGTTGAACTTGAAAATATAAAAATGGTATATACCGAGTGGAGATATTTGTACGAAAGAGGAAATTCTGAAAAAGACAAGGAGCCAATAAGACCAGATTCAATTATTTGTCTAATGGAGATTTTACATGATTTATGTAAACGGTATAAACGATAATAATTATTAAGGGGGCACTTCGGTGTCTCTTTTTCTATGCATTAAATTAACAGATTGGAAGGTGGTGAAGTGGCAGGTTATGATAACATAAAAGATCGTGGATTTGATAAACGAACAACGGAGGAACTACGAATAATTACTTCTAAAGGTGGAAAAGCAAGCGGTGAAGCAAGACGGAGAAAAGCTGATTTTAGAAAGACTTTGAATCTGCTGCTTACCGCTGAAATAGATAGTCCTGAATGGAAGCCGGTTCTGGAGTCACTTGGTGTTGAGTGCACTCTGGAATCGGCTCTTTTGATGGCACAAATCAAAGAAGCAATGAACGGAAACACACAGGCAGCTACATTTGTAGCGAAGTATGCAGGGCAATCGCCAGAACCGGATGAGAACAGACGAAACCGAGAGGCGGATACAGAATTGAAGCTAGCAAATGCAGATAAGTTGAACCGAGATTGCAGCAATGAGGATGAAATGGAAGGAGTAGAGATTATCAATGACGCAGACAAAAAAACAAGTTAGAATATCAGATTTGATCATTCCAAAATATCTGCCGTTATTCAACGATAAGCAGCATAAACATATCATCCTGACTTCTGGCCGTGCCGGCACGAAATCCAGTTATGCAGGTGTTAGAGGTATTTTCCAGTTGGTGGATGATGCAAATGGTTCAGCAGTAGTCCTGAGAAAACATCACAATAAACTGCGGAAAACAGTATACAAAGAAATGCTCCGGGGCATTAACCGGCTAGAAATTCCCAAGTCATATTTCAAGATCGGAAAATCCCCGATGGAGATTACATATAAAAAGCACAATACAACGATGTATTTCTCCGGTTCTGATGGAATTGACGATACAAAAGGTATCATCGATGAGGACAAGCCGATAAAGCTTGTAGTACTGGATGAGCTGACAGAGTTCTTCGATGATGGGGAAGGGGAAGATGAACTGGCGAATATAGAAGCAACGTTCGTCCGTGGAAACAAAGCTGGTTTCCAGATGATCTATCTTTACAATCCGCCGAAGAATCCGAATGCTACGATCAACCTCTGGTGCAAGAAGATGGAAGAGCGCGAGGACTGCATCCATATTCACACAAGCTACAAAGATGTTCCGGTTGATTGGTTGGGACAGGATCTGATTGATTCTGCAGAAGCTATGATGCGAGCTGATATCAAGATGTACCGGTGGACATGGTTAGGAGAGCCTACGGGAGTTGATGATCTGATCTACTATATGTTTTCAGCAGAGAAGCATATTTATCAGCCGGAAGATTACATTGAGGAAGAGAAACGAAGCATTGGGGAGATTGGAATCGGAGTGGACTACGGTCAACAGAATGCAACAGTCTATGAAGCTTTCGGCATTGACTATCAAAATCAAGTCCTGCGTGGAATCGATGAGTACTACTATTCCGGGCGAGAAAGTGGAACACAGAAATCTCCTTCGGAGTATGCACAGGATATGAAAACATTCTGCGACAAGATAGAAAAGGAGTATGACCGTGTAGTCAGCTACATATTCGTGGATCCATCGGCAGCAGGTCTGATTGAGGAAATACGGAGAGTCATCCCCCATATACCGGTTATACCGGCGCAGAATGATGTCAAATTAGGAATCAGCCGTGTGCAGAAGTTGTTGTCTTTCGGAAGAATGATCGTCAGCGAGAAACAGAAGATGCTGATTAAGGAGTTTGGGCTTTATCAATACAATACAGATGGAATTAAAAAAGGCGTTGAGATACCGGTAAAAGAGAACGATCATGCACTTGATGGAACACGCTATTTATGCGTTGGAATGTGGAACCGGATTAAATTTATGTTGCCAATATCAGAAAGAGGTGAGGAACGTTGATACAGTATGAAACTATAAAACAGGCAATGGGAGTGGATGTTGCGGTATCCCAGAGAATGGCACAGGGAATCTATCGGTGGTCAAAGATGTATATCAACGAATCCCCCTGGTTGAATGATGATGTAAAGGGACTGAGCCTCCCGGCAGCAATCTGCTCCGAAATGGCAAGACTGGTGACAATGGAATCCAGCATCAATATTACGGGCGGAAGCAAAGCTGAAATGATTAAAGAGGGGATACAGCCGTTTCTAAATGAGATTTCAAACTACACAGAGTTTGCCTGCAGTACAGGCGGTGTGGTCTTTAAACCGTATTTATCCCAGAAAGGGATTGAGATAGATGTAGTGAGAGCCGGTGACTTTTACCCGGTAGAGTTTAACAGCGCAGGAGAGATTACAGCAGCTATCTTCCCAGAATTTAAGCGCGTTGGAAAGAATCTTTATACAAGACTTGAATATCACGCATTACAGGGCGATAGATACAGCATTGTTAACAAAGCTTTTATCAGTAAGAAAGCAATGGTAAAAACGGATGATATCGTAAATCTCGGACAGGAGATCAATCTGGAAGAAGTACCGGAATGGTCAGATATTGCCCCTTATGTCGAGTTTCAGAATGCGGACAGGATACTGTTTTCTTACTTCAAGATTCCATTGGCAAACAATACAGACATCCATTCTCCTCTTGGTGTATCAATCTATGCAAGAGCCGTGAATCAGATTCGGGATGCTGATGAGCAGTATGGAGCAGTGCTGTGGGAATACAAATCAAAGGAAACGGCAATTCAGGCAGCGGATGAATTTTTCCGGAAGAACCGGCAGGGAGAAGTTATCCTGCCAAAAGGGAAAGAACGGCTTTACCGGGCAATGGGGCCGAATGTGATGAGTAGGGATGGAAATCCCTTTTTTAATGCGTATTCACCGGAAATCCGGGATGAGAGCTTCTTCAACGGGTACAACAGGATCATACAGAAAGTAGAGTTTAACTGTGGTCTTGCTTATGGAACTCTTTCAGATCCACAGGTAGTGGATAAGACAGCAGAAGAAATTAAGGCCAGTAAGCAACGCTCTTACGCAACGGTAAAATCTATTCAGAATAGCCTTGGGAACGCACTTGAGAATCTTGTGGCAGCTATAGAAGTGTGGATGTCGCTTGGTGGCACTTCTGCAGACGGAAAGGTAGAAGTATCCTGCAGTTGGGATGACTCCCTTGTAACAGACAAGAAATATGAGACGGAACAGCTTCGGGCTGATTTTAGTATGGGAGTTGTTGGTCCTGTAGAGTACCGGATGAAGCGTTTCGGTGAAACGGAAGAGCAGGCGATCAAGATGCTGAAACAGGCATCACAATTTAGCCAGGAAGATACAATGGAATAGGGTGTGAGGATATGCAGCCAAAGGAAATGGAGCACCTGCCACTGCAGCTTGAAAAGATGTTTCTTGAATTACAGAACCGCATTATGAGAGATGTAGTCAGGAGGATTAAAAAGACAGGTGGAATTACATCTACAGCGGACTATCAGTTGAACAGAATACAGATCATTGGAAATTCTACGGAGTTCATTGAATCGGAAATCAAACGTCTTTCAGGGCTTACTGATCCGGAACTGTGGGAGATTTATGATACTGTAATCGAAAAGGATTACACCAGGACAAAAGAAATCTACGAACAGGTAAATGCCCATTTTACACCTTATGAAGATAATGAGCAGATGCAGACATGGGCGAAAGCAATTCTAAGTCAGACAAAACATGAAATCCAGAATATCACACGATCAATGGGATTTGCTTTGGATTACGGAGGAAAGAAAGTATTCACTCCATTTTCAGAGTACTATCAGAAGTATCTTGATCGCGCATGTATGGACATTGTAACCGGAGCGTTCGATTACAATACCGTTCTCAGGCGTGTAGTAAAGGAAATGACAGCCAGTGGGATACGGACAGTAAATTATGCGTCAGGATATGGAAATCGGGTCCCTGTGGCGGTCAGACGTGCTGTAATGACAGGTGTGCATCAACTGGCTGCGCAGATCAATGAACAGGTGGCAAAGGATTTAGGGACAGATACCTACGAAGTAACGTGGCATGCCGGGCATAGACCTTCTCACTGGTGGGGAGGGAATGTGTATACAAAGCAGGAACTGATCTCGATCTGTCGTTTGGGAGAGGTAGATGGTCTGTGCGGAGCTAATTGTAGGCATAGTTACTTCGCGTTCGTAGACGGTGTGTCTGTCAGAACGTACACACCGGAACAATTGAGGGAAATGGAAGCAAATGAACAGGTCGCAAGGTCTTATCAGGGAAAATCATATAACGCCTATGAAGCTCAGCAGCGGCAGAGAGCACTTGAAACCAGAATGAGAAAGCAGAGAAGTGACATTGATCTTCTAAAAAAGGGAAAAGCCAGCCAGTTGGACATACAGGCAGCCCAAGCAAAGTATCTGAACACACTCCGGGAATACCAGGGGTTTTCTAAAAAGATGGAGCTTCCAGAGCAGATGCAGAGAGTGTATATGGATGGGCTTGGAAGAGTGTTGCCGGGAAGAATATTTGAGTCAAGAATTTCTAATATAAAAAAGAAGACAGCAGAAAAAATATTCGATGTAGAGATTACAAAAGAAATGGATACAGTACTCGCAGCTAACTTATACAAAAATCTTAATAAGTCAAATGTTGGAAAGACAGTTCTTGATTTTATTAAAACGAATCATATTTCCGTTAACGTATATTATAGCAGCAATACAATTTCAGAAACGGGACTGGAAGGACTGTATGGATCATGTATTGGAAATCATATCTATATCAATGGGGTGGAAACACAAAGCATACGGAAGACGGCGGAAACGATTATCCATGAAGCAACGCATATCCGATTGGATATAGGTGGAGATCAACACGCAGAAGCTGTTTGTGACTATTTTGCTGAATTACATACGAAAGGTAAATTGACGGGACAAGACATTAGGAATATAATAAAATCAGTAAAAGGAAGATATTCAGATCGTGAATGGAGGCTAAAGTAATGACACCAAAAGAAATTGGAATGATGATAAAGGCGTTACGGGATGGAAAAGAAGTAATTTGTCCGGAATGTAAAACAGGTAAAATCATTACACCTTATAATCCAAAAACAAGTACATATTTCAATTGTACAACCTGTAATTTTAAGATTCATATGGAACCGGCGGAAAAGAGATGATACCATTCATTCTTAATTGAGTGAGTGGTATTTTTATGCCAATTTCAAAAAATAAAAACAATAAATTTAGCATCTATCCAGTGTGGTAGGTGCTATTTTTATACGCTGCCCTCAATTTTGGGGATAGTATTTGTCCGATCAACCCTCAAGACATTTAAACTGCGGGAAAATATCCCCTGTGGCATGGGAGAATAACTGCCACGGCCAGCGGAGACACCGCGATAATAAACAGTGGTCAAAGAAAGGAATAAAGATGCAGTTAAGAGACGTATTAGGAGAAGAGCTTTTCGGACAGGTAGATGCAAAGATTCAGGAGCATAACAACGGAATCGAGGATAAGCTGAAGCATGTCAGATTCGTTGATTTATCAGATGGCGGCTATATCAGCAAGGAAAAGTACCAGAGCCTTGAGACGAGAGCCAATGGACTGGAGACGCAGCTCGGCGAAGCAAACACTACGATTAAGTCTTACAAGGACATGGATATTGACGGAATCAAGCAGTCTGCTGCTGACTGGGAGAAAAAGTACAACGAAGACACAAAAGCACTAAATGATCAGATTGAATCAGACCGAAAGATGTTTGCAGCAGAGAGGTTTTTGGACACGCAGAAGATTAAATCTCCTTTATCCAGAAAGACAATCTTACATGAGTTTCTGGAACAGAAGATGGAGTTTAAAGACGGTGCTTTTGTTGGTGCAGATGAGTACATGAAAGGCGTCAAAGAGAAATATCCGGATGAGTTCGAACAGGAAGAACCGGACGGTGGAAAAAAGACATGGGTAAGAGGTACTCATGGAACCTACAGACCGGAGACAAAATCCGAAGAAGAGGCTTATCTCACAAGGAAATACGGAAACAACAAATACGCGAAATAGAAAAGGAGAATAAAAGAGTATGGAATATGGTGGATATAACGTAAGCGAAAAATACAGTTCAATCGTTGCACCAAATTTTTATTTTGATGCAATTTTTCAGCCGGGGATGACATTTAATGATCAGTATCAGGGTGATGCTGAAGGAGCGGGAGCAGTAAAAGTGTTCCGTTTAGCTGCCAAGGCGGCAAAAGACCCAAAACAGCCGGCATCCGACTTCGAACACGGAAAAGCAGACAATGATCTGATTCCAGTGTTACTGAATAACCTGCAGCAGGAATCAACGAAGATTTATAACGTACAGGCAAGCGCTGTGCCGTTTGACATGGCTGATGCGCATCTTTCCCAGTCTACACAGGTTTGCAAAGAGGGATGGCAGCAGTCCGGTCTTGCATGTCTTGCACACGAAGGAACGGCAATGGAAGATACAGAAGCAATTACCGCTTCCAATATCATCAATAAGGTGATTGCAGGAAGAAAAACAATCCGTAAGCAGAAAGCGTCTGCGAATGTGGTTATGGCATCTGTTGAGACCTACAGTACGATGCTGGAAGTTGCAGGAGATAAATTCATTCCTGTTAAGAATGATGAGATCATCCGCACCGGACAGATGGGATATTACCTTGGAATGTTGTGGGTAGAGTGTAATATGCTCGACTTGACAGCAGCTGCAAAATACTACGATTATGCAGGAAGTCTACAGACAGAAGATCTGTCAAAAGTAGAGTATATCATGTATGACTGGAGAGGACTGCATATCATTGACCTGTTATCTATGGCAAGACTGAAAGACTCTGAGAACTTCAACGGAACTCTTGCACAGGTGGAAATCTGTACCGGATACCGTCTCGGAGACAAGAACTACGCAGTTGTAAAAAAAAAGGCCTAGATGACGATTTGGCACAAGTAGGAACTGCGAAAGTCGGAAAGGCAAAAGTAGGTAAAACAAAATAAGAGACGGAGGTAATAATAATGGCATATACACCAACGACATGGAATAATGATGACGTTATTACAGCAGAGAAACTGAATAAGTTAGAGCAGGGCGTGAAGAATGAGCAGGTTGGACCGGCAGGACCGGCAGGACCAGCAGGACCGGCAGGACCAGCAGGGGCAAAAGGCGAAAAAGGTGATCCAGGAGTAGCAGGACCGAAAGGAGACAAGGGAGATCTGGGCGCACAGGGACCTGCGGGACCAAGTTACACTCTTCCAGCAGCAAACAAGACAACGCTTGGTGGCGTAAAACAGATGGCTTTGATTGCAGATTTGTCCACAGAAACCGCAACTGACCTGAAAAATAAAATCAATGCAATTCTTGCGGAGATGAAAAAACAGGGGATTATGGCGAATTCGTAAGGAGGAATAGGCGTTGATACGTGTAGATTTTCAGTTTTACGTAGAAGAATACAATGGAATTATAATCGAGGACGAACGGTCATTGAAACAGCCGATCTTGAAAGCTAACACCTATCTGAATCAAGTGATGCATTTACAGCCGAGTGAGAACGATATGGAGTTAGTGAAGCTTTGCCTGTGTGAACTTGCTGACATGATCTATCAGGATGATATGAACCGAATGGAACATGGAGGAAGGGAAGTGCAGTCGGAAAACACAGATGGATATTCCGTGAATTACGCGACTGAAGCGGAGGCGGGGAAGATTGCAGTAGACGCTCTGCAAACGAAAATCTACGCGGTCATCCGCCGTTATCTAGCGCATACAGGACTGCTTTATCTGGGGGTGAATGTCAATGCTTACGAATGCTAAGATTACGATTTTTAATCAGTGGCCAGATCAGGAGAACAGGAAGATGGTGTTTATTCCTCATGTCATCCATAAGGTCTGGTTTCACACGAACCAGAAAAGCACCGTAGGAGAAAATGGATTAAGAAGCGCAGATGAATACCAGATCCGGATTCCATATTCAGAATGTGCTGACTGGATTTCACCGGATGAGTTCAACCGGTTAACAGAAGTGTATGGAAAATGGACTGTGCGGAATGGTGATTTCTTTATCCTTGGAGAATGGGATGGAGAAAATGTCACAGGGATAGAAGATATCATGAAAAGGTTCTCTGGAACGATTGGGAAAGTACTTAGTCATTCCGAGAACTTTTTTGGTTCTTCTAAGCATATCAGGATAGGTGGTGGTTCTTAATGGCAAAGATCAGGCTTGATATAGATCCGGTAGATAAAATTTTATTGAAGAGAAGTCTCAATAAGAACGGAGCAGGGCAGAAGTTCTTCACCCATGAAGTAAGACAGCTGTCCACACCTTATGTGCCGAGATTAAGCGGAAACCTGTCAATGGACAGTGTGACAGAAACAGCATCCTCTATTATCTATGACACTCCTTATGCAAGGCGGCAGTACTACGAGAATAAAGGAAAGAACAGATCCGTACATGCTCGTGCCGGTAGCCACTGGACAGAGCGTATGTGGGCGGATCGCGGGAAAGAAATTGTACAGTCTGTTGCGAAATATTGTGGAGGTAAGGCGAAATGAGCATAACAAACCAAGTGGCGGAGTTTATTGCCGGGTGCCCGTTTCTGCAGGAGTTTCAGGAGATGTTCCCTGTTGTGAATGTAGATATGTTGGAGGAAGATGTGACTGCATACAGTATTGAAAGTACGCCAGCAGAACCAATTTTAAAGCGGTACGCAAACGGCGATACTGTCAGACAGTATGTATTTTCGTTATGTTCCAGAGTGCTTTACGGAGACGAAGAAAACAGGGACACTTCGGAATTCTATGAAAAATTTGCAGACTGGCTGGATGAGTGTACAAAAGTAGAAAACTTGCCGGAATTGACAGGAAAACTGCAGAGTAAATCTATTCGAGCAACAACAGACGGATATCTGTACGATGCACAGGAAACAAAGTGCCAGTACAGGATACAATGTCAATTTATTTATTATAAACGGAGGTAACAAAGGTATGAAAATGAATATTCAGTTTTTTGCAGCAGCAGGCGAGACTGGTGTTGTAGGTAGATGGCAGCATCCGGGATATCTGGATGTTTCAAAAGATCTGAGTGAAACTTATGAGCTTCTTGGATTTGGAGTGACTCAGTTGGACGATTCTCCATCTGCACAGACATCTTCCAAAAGATATGTTAATCAGAAATCAGCAACACAGAGAATCGGCTCTTATGAATGGACGGCACCATTGGAGTTCGACCTGATCCGCTCCGAAAAAGCGATCGAATTTATTGCGGATATCGGAGAAAATGAAAAGACCGGGTCAGATGCAGAAACTTATTATGTGAAGGTGTTCATGGAAAAGCCTGTGGAAGAACAGGAGAATAAGTTTTATGCAAAGAGAAGAAAAGTAGCCATCGAGGTGTCAGATTTCCCGGACAACGATGGTGAGATTCAGGGATCTGGAAATTTACTTGGTGTATCGGATTGGGAAGATGGACAGTTTGATACATCTACAAAGAAATTTACGGTGGGGGGAGTATAATCCCCGCCGATAATGCCTTGGTTGGCGTGGGAGTAGTAGGTAAGGCGAGAATTGGAAAAGGAAGGAGCGCAAGAACATGATTATCAATGGAGTAGAATTGGAATTCAACCTGTATGATCTGGAGAATCCAGAGCTGAAAGAGCGATATGGAGCTGAATTGGAGAAGATGAAACACGTTGCAGAAGAGCTGCCAGAAGGAACAGAGCTGGAACAGAATAGATTTCTGTGCGGCAGAGTGAAGCAGATGTTTGATTCTGTATTCGGAGAGGGTACAGGTAATCGTGTGTGTGGAAAAGGAAATGATTTGCTTGCTTGTATGACAGTTTATGAGCAGTTGGTCACAGAGCAGATCAGACAGGACAATCAGTACAATGAGATTATGGGGAGATTGGAAATGCTATCAAAGGGAAATGCTCTTGTAGAAAAATGATGAATCTCTTAATAGAAAAATTTCCAGAGTTTTTGATCGTGAATGGTGTGGAGTGTCCTGTAAAATGGGATTTCCGCACTGTTTTAAAATGCAATGAAATCATAGAAAGTGCAGAAGAATTGACGGGAGATTCCTTGCTGAAAGTGTTGCTGCTGTTCTACAGAGATTGTGATTATTTCACAGAAGAACACGTGGATCAGATGTTTTGGTTCTTTTCCTGTGGCAAGGAGCAGTCAAAGAAGAAATTCCCGCGGAAGATCGCAGGGGTCAATGATAAGCAACCGTTTGACTTTCAAGAGGATGCAGGACTGATCTATGCCGGTTTCATCCAGCAGTACGGAATTGACTTGCAGGCAGAAGAGATGCACTGGTGGAAGTTTATGCTGCTTCTAGAGAATCTGGGAGAAGATACAAGGCTGTCAAAGGTTATTGAGTACCGTACAATGGACGTGTCGAATAAGAACCTCTCAAAAGAGGAAAGAGAGTTTTACCGGGCAATGCAGAAGTATTACGGTCTTGATCAGGCACCGGCTATGGATGACCGGACAAGGCAGATTGAAGATGCGCTTCTCAACGGCGGTGATGTGAGTGAATTGCTTCGTACGAAAAACGTACGAACGTAGAGAGTGTGTGTAAAGGTGTGGCGAAGTGCTGCACCTTATTTTAATACTTAAAAAACAGATAGTGTCAAATTGACACTGACGAGATTCAGCGAAAGGATTGAAAATATGTTAGTAGAAGTAAAAAGAGTGAATAAAATGGAAATGACAGTTGTATCAAGTTTGGATGTATCAGATACATTTGACAAGAATCATCGAGATGTAATGGAGTCTATAAGGAATATAGAGTCTACTATAAGTACAGCGGAATTTTCCGCTCTATTTTATTTGGATTCTTACAAGGCATCCAATGGAAAAATGAATCCCATGTATCTTATGACAAGAGACGGCTTTACTCTTTTGGCAATGGGTTACACGGGGGCGAAAGCTATGAAGTTCAAACTTGCCTACATCAAGCAATTCAATGCTATGGAAAAAATCCTACAAGGCAAACTTGTTGAACGAGAAAAAGGAATTGCTGTCAGGCAATCACTTACAAAAGCACTGCAACAGTCCACAGAGAATGAGCGGATGCACGGACATGCTTACTCTACTTACACCAACTGTATTTATAAAGTATTGTTCGGAGTAAATGCAAAGCAACTTCGTGAGAATCTTGGAATTGGAAAGAAGGACAATTTGAGAGACTATCTTTCGGCAGAAGATTTAAAAGCAATTCAGTCAATGGAATGCCTGGTAAGTGGACTTGTAGACTGTGGATGGGGATACGATCAAATCAAGGAGTTTATACAGAAAAATAATACAATGCAGATTGCAGCGTAACTCCCCCTCTCAAATTGAGCGGGGGTTCAAACTGAGCATCCGTTAAAATGGTGGTCACAGACTGAGACCCCCTGTAATTGAAGTTGGTGCGTCCAATCTTGGACTCTCCTGTTTCGCCCACAAGTGGGCGAAGAAAATAGAACTTGTCTATTTGGGATTCGGATCGTCTTTTATGACGAACCGTATATTTGTACCGACGAAATTCGTCATCACATGACGGAGCAAGAATGCGCTTTCCACAGTTGTGTGGAAAGAATTAGCCGAGCTCAAAATTGAGCCGGGCGATTTCTCGCTCCATTCCATCCTTGCGATTCCACAATCCTCACGGTATAATGAGTATGTGGTAAAGCGTATAGGGTAGGAGGAAGGTTATGAAGAGAGTACTAAGTGTCTTGCTGGCAGCAGTGCTTTGTGTGGGGGTGCTGACAGGATGCGGGGAGAAGAAGGATGCCGGTGAGGTGGAGAGCGTTGATTTTGATGAATCTTCAAATATTTCTGTACAAATTAAAGATATGAAGTTTCAAGTTCCATCAAATTGGAATGAGTCTACAATAGAAAGTTTTGGGGAAGAGGAACAGGTTCGATGTTTTAAGTCGGACGATGTCTATTTAAAAGTATTATATAACAAAAATGATATAGATAAATTGGATGATGATGCATACAAGAGTCATATAACAGAAATAACTGGTTCACTCTATCCGTTTGCGATAAAGCGCATATATGATGAAAGTTATGGTGATATAAAAGCTAAAGTTGCGGATATTTCTTTTTATGAAAATGAGCGCCATTATGTTGGACATGTATTTACATTAGAACTTGGCGATTTCATATTTGGAATTGATGAAAAAAGCGAAAAAAACTACGAACGTGACATGGAACTAATTTTGCAATCAGCGCAAATTGTTAACGTAAAGAGTATATTAGAAGAATTGAAGGATGCAGGAATACCGATAGAATATGATATTATTTATACGGATGAAACCGATCCGAATGATTCAAATCACGAATATATAGAAAAAGGAAATTTTGCTGATTCAAGAATAGAAGAGGAATACTCAAAAGAAGAACCATTAAGCGGAACAATAGAAATTTTCGATAGTAGTGATGCTGCCGTGGCAAGAGTTTATTATTTAGAATCATTGGACGCTCTTTCTCTTGATAGTTTCGCATACCGGATTGTATCTGAAAATGTTGTACTTCGTTTGAATGACAAATATTCAGAAGAGGAAATACAAGAATTTGCAGATATCTTGAATGGAGAGATCCGAAGCAAAGCAAAAAGTGATTATGAAGATTTAACAGAAGAGTTGGAAAATCCATCAGCTATTCAGACAGGATATCAAACCGGAATGTACAAAATAGGTACAGACATGCCAGCGGGAGAATATCTTATCACATCTTCTGGCGGCTATTATGCAGTGACAGCCGATTCCAGCGGAAGTTTGGAATCAATCATCAGCAATGACAATTATAGGAATAGAGCCTATGTTACAGTTCAAGATGGACAGTATTTCCAGTTTGATGGAACGGCAGTTCCCGTCAGTGAGGCGGCTGCATTCACTCCGGTTAATGGTACATATCCAGATGGAATGTATCTTGTAGGAAAGGATATTCCGGCAGGAGAGTATAAAGTATCTGCTACGAATGGTGGATATTATGAGGTTACAGCCAACTCAACAGGAGATTTAGGAACTATAATTTCAAATGACAACTTCGATGGAGAAGTGTATTTGACAGTACAAGATGGACAGTATTTAAAATTGAGCAGATCACAGATCGTTGTGCAGTAAGATAGAAACCGCTTACTTCGGTAGGTGGTTTTCTTATACCCAATTTTAAGGAGAATATAAATGAAGTTAATTGAATATCGGGGAGGAGTCCTTTCAGGGTATGCTCCTGATCTCCCCGGAAAGCACAGAAAGACATGGCGAAATGCTGTGTCTTATTTTAATTCCACAGGTAGGGCGGAAAAATTTGAAAAACTTCTTGACATCTTGTTGTGTGATTGATATATTAAATGTGTAACCGATAATTAAATAAATGTGTAACCGGAAAGGAGAAGAAAATGTCACCAGCAAAAGGGAGACCACCATCAAAGAATCCGAAAAATATCGACACAAGGATAAGACTATCAGAGCAAGAAGCGAATATGCTGGAGTTTTGTAGCAGCAAAACTGGATTAACAAAGGCGGACATCATAAGAAGAGGTATTAAGAAAATTTATGATGAAATCGTACTCGGCAAATTCAAATAACAACAAAAAGAGATTCGCCCACCTACCAAGTTTAACGAATCTCTAATGAAAAACACAACGAAAAGGTTGTGCTATTTATAATATAACACATCCTTTTCGTGAAATCAATGAAAAGGAGACTTTTATGTACAATTTCTATGTATTAGATGGAAAGAAACTGATCGATTACAAGCCGAAAAGAGAACACTACGCAAGAGCATTGGAGCGAATTACAGATGCAAATGGCAGTTATGATTTAGAAAGACTCTGGCAGGAAAGACCGGATCAATTCAAACAAATATTATACCTGTCCATTAAATTTATTGAACATGTTTTTGACAATAATTCTGACTGCTCTCAAGAGGAAACACAATCGTGGTTCTTCATTGTAGAATTTATCAATCAGATGATTGCAAAAATCACACCGCGACAGTTCATGGAGATATTTCCTATTGCCAAGGACTATGATGGTGAAAAATATGGGTGTAAAGATTATTTCTATACCAAAGATTATATGGCACGTTTGGGATATGATGCACCTATCGGAGAGGAAAAAGCCAGCGAGTTTTTACTGGAGTACTGGAATCCTCATATTGAGATATATGCCGTTCATTGGATGGAAATCATCAATAAGATGCACCGTCTAAATGGTGGACGTGATATTTTTGTAGAATTCATGGAAGAACAAGGCCTTTCCTTCCCTACTTATCATAAGGAAGGGAATTATCTGGTGAATAGCAAAACAGGGGAGAGGCATAAAGTTCAGAAACCGAAAAGAAGATTGAGAAAATTGTTTAGTGTAGTTTCAAATAAGTAGGAGGAATCGATCATGGAAAATAAAGTACAAGTATTTAATAATAAGGAATTGGAATTACAAGTAAGAACGTTGCCGAATCCAGATGGAAGTATTTCCATTAGTGCGGAAGATACTGCGATTGGATTTGGATGGACGCAAGAGAAGAATGGGAAAATCTATGTGAAATGGGAAAGGCTAAACTCATTTTGTAGAGAAATGGGATTTTCCCCACAAGTGGGGAAAGATGATTACATTCCAGAATCACTGTTTTATCGTCTTGGAATGAAGGCAAGCAACCCAGTAGCTGAGAAATTTCAAAACTGGCTTGCGATGGATGTTATTCCGTCTATCAGAAAGACGGGCTCTTATGAAATGCCAAAGAAGAAACCTACCCACAAAGAAAAACTCCCATCCGTCAACCAGATGGTGAAGAACATCAAAGGTGCTCTCAATGATGCAGGAGTAGACTCTAAGTACATAGCTGCTGAAATTATCCGTATTTATTCAGACAACGGGTATCCAGTGAAAGTGCCGCTGATTTCAGAAGTTCCGGTCTTGTGGGATTGCACCACGATGGCGAAAGAGTTTGGTATTTTATCGGAAAGTGGCAGACCACACGATAAGGCAGTAAGTGCTATCATTCAGAAGTTGGATGTTTCAGAGGACGAAATTGTAAAGACAGCTTATAGCAGGAATGGACATGACGGCGTTACTGTTCAATATAAAGATTCTGTTTTCCAGAAGGTAAAAGAATGGCTGGAGGAAAATGGGTATCCCACACTCATTGAGCATCGGTTATCAAATGGTAATACAAATAAATGCAAAGTTGTATATCAGGAGGTGGCGTAAGATGAATTTATATGAAAAAATTAAGAGAGAAAACTTATCAATTCCACAGTCATTCGATTTGACAGTAATGCAGTTATTTGATTTGCAGAATAATGTACCGGATAAGTATGATAAGATTTGTTCGGCGTTCAAGTTTGGATACATACAAGGACAGAGAGCATTAAAAGTAAGCAGGGATAAGGAATTACGAAACGATCAGTTACTTCAATTATTATCGCAGTTGGATTCTAGTGATTATGCCATAAAACGTCAGATCACAGCAATCTTATACAGGTATTTGGATAAACGTGACAGAATTCCAGATACAGAGCAGTGTGATCGCAAGAAATCCATTGTGAAGATTGTAGGGAATATGGAAAACGAAGAGCATTTGGAACTTGTAGAACGGTTTGCTAAGAAATTGGCAAGTAGTGAGGTGGCGTAATGAAAGAGAATAGAGAGAAATTAAGCACAGCGGCTAAATATAAGAAGAACTTCATTATCAGCAAGCTGAAAGAAATGGACGAATGTCATATAAATCGCGTATATGCCTTTATGCAAGGCTGTACTGGAAATCCGGTCAAATAACTAAATACAGTAATCAGGGCATCTATCAGAAATGGTAGGTGCTCTTTTTATACAAATTTTTAACACGAGGTGGTGAGTAAATGGCAGATGGAAAAGTTGTAATTGAAACAGATCTGGATTCTTCCGGGATAGAAAAAGGACTTTCAAAGCTTGGGAGTATAACAGCAAAAGGGATGAAAGCGGCAACGGTAGCGATCACGGGAACTGCAGCAGCACTTGGTGGAGTTGCAGCAGCGGCAATCAAGGTGGGTTCTGATTTTGAATCTCAGATGTCTAGAGTTAAGGCTATCTCCGGAGCAACAGGAGAAGAATTTGAGCAATTAAAAGAACAGGCAATGCAGTTAGGTGCTGATACCTCATTTTCTGCCAGTCAGGCAGCGGAGGGAATGGAGAATCTGGCAGCAGCTGGTTTTACTACATCCGAGATTATGAGTGCAATGCCGGGACTTTTGAATCTGGCAGCAGCATCCGGTGAAGATCTGGCGAGCAGTTCGGATATTGCGGCATCAACCTTGAGAGGATTTGGACTGGCGGCATCCGATGCAGCGCATGTTGCCGATGTTCTGGCGGCGAATGCGAATCGTACAAATTCCTCTGTAGCAGATACCGGAGAGGCAATGAAGTACGTAGCACCTCTTGCGAGGGCAGCAGGTCTTAGTTTGGAAGAGACAGCGGCGGCAATCGGAATCATGGCAAATGCCGGAATACAGGGTAGCCAGGCTGGTACTTCTTTAAGAGGTGCGTTATCAAGGCTTTCAAAGCCAACAGATGACATGACTGCAGCTATGGATGAACTTGGAATTTCCTTCTACGATTCCAACGGGAAAATGAAATCCCTGACGGAACAGGTTGGAATGCTCAGACAGGCAACAGAGGGAATGACGGATGAGCAGAAAAATAATTATCTGGTCACCCTGTATGGACAAGAAGCATTGTCCGGTATGCTTGCATTGATTAACGAGGGAGAAGGTTCTCTAGGAGAACTGACAAATGCCTATAAAAACTGTGATGGCGCAGCCCAAGAGGCAGCGGAAACAATGCAGGACAATCTATCCGGTGCGTTGGAGCAGCTTAGTGGATCAGCAGAAACATTGGGTCTGGCGTTTTACAACAGCGTAGCAGACAATCTGAAAAATGCAGCAAATACGGCAACAGAAAGCATCAACAATATTACAGATTCTTTCAACAACGGTGGTCTGAATGAAGCAATCCAGACAGCAGGTGATGAATTTGCAAATCTTGCAGTAGAAGCAGCATCCCATGCCCCAGAAATGGTAGACACAGCAGTTGATTTTATAGAAGCATTTGCTTCTGGAATTGCTTCGAACAAAGGAAGAATTCTCGGTGCGGCCGGAGAGATGGCGGAATCTATGGCATCCGGTTTGGCAGAGCTGTTACCATCCAAACTGCAAGAGCCGGTTGAGGATGCGATTGATGCAGTGGCAGAGTCATTGAGTGACGGTGGCTTGAGAGAAGCTGGAGAAACAGCGGTTGATACTTTAAGTAATGTAGTAGATGCTGTTGGAAATCTGGCTGATAAAGCGCTCCCGCCACTGACAAAGGCACTGGACTTTGCAGGAGAGAATCTGGACTTGATCGCAGCATCAGCAACGGCAGCTTTTACCGCTTTTAAGGGATATAAAGTTGTCAATGAAACAACATCTATATTGAAAAAAGGTGTGAAAACATGGAAGACCGCTTCTGCAGCAGTGGATGCTTACTATGCTGCACAGCTTCTGGCTATGGAAAGTGGTGTTGCAACAAACGCTACACTTACAGCGGGGCAAGCAGTTGTTGGCATGTTTACAGGAAAGGTGAATTTAGCCACAAAAGCACAAACTCTTTGGAACGTTGCTATGAAAGCGAATCCGATTGGTCTTGTGATTTCTGCGGTAGCAGCTCTGGCAGCAGGTCTTGGTGTTTATGCTTTGACGCAGAAAGAAGCGGAGTCTGCTACAGATAAAGCCAATAAAAAACTGGCAGAACAGGCAGAAGCAATCCGAGAAACTCAGGCTGCAAGACAAGATGAAGTTGCCGGAATCCAGACGCAATTCGGTCATTATCAGCAACTATGGGATGAGTTACAGGGAATTGTTGATCAAAATGGGAAGATAAAGGAAGGATATGAGGAACGTGCAGCCTTTATTACTTCTACATTATCTGAGGCACTTGGTATAGAAATTGAAACTACAGATGGAGTAATACAGAAGTATGGTGAGTTAAGACAATCCATAGATCAAGTTATTCAAAAGAAAAAAGCAGAGGTACTGCTATCCGCATATGAAGATGATTACACAGCTGCAATCAAAAATCAAGCACAAGCAGCACAAGAAGTTGCGCGCACTTTTGATGATTATTCCGCAGCTAAAAAGAGAGCCAAGAAGGTAACTGACGAGTTAAAAGAAGCTGAATCTTCTATGACTGCTGAACAAGCAGCAGGCTCTTTTGAGATTATGCGTCTCCAACAGGCTCAGATGGAAGCAAACACGGAATTGGATAAAGCTAAGAAAGCGTTTAATGATGCAAAGACAGCTTCTAATGAATACTCTACAACTATCTCTAATTATGAAACTGCGATGGGGACAGTGGAGGCTGGAAGCGCAAATGCAGCAGCAGCGGTTCTTGCATTGTCGAATGATTTACAACGAGCAGGAGATGCAAGTGAATCTACATTACAAAAACAGGTTGATAGCTTTCGAAAAAGTTATGATGAGATGAAAGCCGCAGCATCAGAAAAAGGATCTGGCGTAACAAATGAAATGGTAGCTCAGGCTCAAGCCATGTGGATTATGGCTCAAATCGAGTATGAAAAGGGGACTGCGAACAACACTGCGTTGATTGAGCAATGGCAGAACGAAATAAACCAATTGCTTGGAAGTTCAGGAAACCCAGAAGCAGCAGCCCAAGAAGCGAAAGAAACCACAGAAGCTGCAACAAACGCTTTACAAGAGGGAAAAGAACCAGTGAAGCAAGCGGCGAAAGATACGATCGAAGGTGGCGTCAGCGAAGGGGCAGCAGAGGCAGATACTTCTACAGTTCCTGCTCAAAAAGGGAAAGAGGCGGCAGATAGTACTGCGAATTCTGTAAACAGTGGGAAAACTGCGATTAATGAGGCTACAAAAAGTGCTGTAAATGAAATCAACACAGGTGCAAGCAGTACAGATACGACCACAATTCCTTCAGGGAAAGGAAGTGAAGCAACACAGTCACTGATTGATGCGTTGTATGCGAATTCCAATGCCGTATTGATGGCAGCGGCTTCCTTAGGTGGTCAGATTCCACAAGGACTGAATGGCATGGATATGTTGTCAGCTACGGCAGGATTTGGAAACAACGTAGGTTTTGGACTGTCATCCTCTTTGAGTGGTCAAGCCCCAGTTGTGCAGGCGGCTGCATCAGGCTTAGAAAATGCGGCTTTATCAGGGCTTTCATCTGCAAATGTTTCGGGACAAGCGCAGGCAATGGGAAGCCAGATTGCAAACGCACTTGCAAATGGAATTGTTGGTGGTTCTGGATCAGTAAATGCGGCCGCATCTACATTAGGTGGAAATGCAGCAGTAGCATTATCGAATGTCAAGCTTTCCGAAAAAGGAAAACAAGAAGGAAAGAAACTTGGTGATGGTTTAAAGAGCGGGATTGATTCTGGCAAGAAAAATGCGGAGTCATCTGCCAAAAGTCTTGGAGACGGAGCTGTATCCGGTTTAAGTAGCGTTGGAATAAGAAGCAAAGCGTACGATCAGGGCTTGAACTTTTCCTACGGTCTTGCCAATGGTATTTCCGCTGGAAGTTCCGCAGCTATTTCCGCAGCTATCGCAGTTGCTTCTTCTGCGCTGGCGGCAGCTAAAAGGGAACTTGATGAGCGCTCCCCATCCAAAAAGACCAGAGAATTTGGTCAATTCTTCAGTAAAGGTCTGGCGTTGGGTATTAAGGATGAAGAAAAGTCAGTTGTAAAATCTTCCCGAAATATTTCAAACGCAGCACTGGAATCTATCGATCTGTCCGCTGTTTCAGCACGGATGCGAGAGGTCATGGCTTTTAATGCATCCAGAGTAGCGAATCGTCCAGCAACATCTGTTATGCAGTACAAGATGGATAACGCAGAAATCAGAAATCTTCAGCAACAGAATCAGGCGATCATGAGTGCGGTGGCAGGACTTTCTGATCTGGCAAAACGTCCGATTGAAGTAAGCACAACACTGAATGGAAGAGAATTGATTAAAGAAACAGCAGCTCCAATGCTGACAGAACAGCAAAGAATTACAGATTTTAAGAAATTACTGAAAGGAGAACGTACATGACACTTTCTGTGAAGTTCAATGACATCGAATTAGGAAAGTATATCAAAGTACTACAGGGATTTACACCGTTTGTCGGTGCTGACTGGAATCCATCGTTTGTGAAGGCGGAAAAACAGAATGGAAGTGATTTTGCTTACACGTCATACGAGAACAAACAAATTGTGATGCCGTTTACAATTGAGGGTAATCTGGAAGAGAATTACGATGCTTTACAGAAAGCATTAAAAGTAGATGAACCAAAAAAGTTAGTGTTTGGAAATGTTCCGAACAAATGCTTTTATGCGATTCCGTGTGGTACTTTAGAATTCAGTGAAGAAACAGAATTTCTGGGAGAGGGAACAATTACATGGTTAATCCCGGACGGAGTAGCATACTCTACCGCAGAAAAACAATTCACTGGCGTCCAACAGAACGGCTACCAGACCATTACCATTCAAAACAACGGTACCGAATGGGCAGACGTGGACTATAAGATCACGCACAATCATGAAAACGGATTTATCGGACTTGTGAGCCAGTACGGAGTGATCCAGCTAGGGAAAGAGGAAGAAGCAGACGGAGAGAATTACAAAGCGTCTGAAAACCTGTTTGATGGATACAACCTGTTTCAAGACGATCATGGAACGTCTTGCCAAAATCCAGAGAATACCACACAGGGAACGCTTGAAGTAAGGAATGTTGCCGGATACAACGTGATGGCATTAAAAGGTGGACAAGCAACATCCGGATACTGGAACGGTGGAATGAGAACACTTACTATCCCAGTGGACAGCGAGGGCAGACGTGGGGCAAAGAACTTTTACTGTTACACGCAGCACTGGTTCGAAACCGGCTTGATGGGACAGACAGGAGCGCAGACCATTGCATTCCTGACTGGAGATAACAAGGTGATATGCGCCATGTCTATTAACAAGAGTGATACGGTTGGTAATACGGCGCGTATCGAGTGGTTTGCCCCAGGGAACACCTTAATCAGACGAGAGGAATTCCAGCCGACAGCTTATGAGGGAAACCCGTTTAATTTAAAGATGGGTGGCGGTCATAATGATTTTTTAAAAGAGGGAGAAAAGCTGCGGATTTTTTGGTATGGGACTTACATGGAGCGAAATATACCGGAGATCAAGGACATGGAATGTGAGAAGATACAGGTCTGGATCGGACAGTGGGGAGATCGGAATCTTTCGAACCAGTACGTTACGCACAATTATTTAAAAAGCATCCGATTTCGGAAAGACAATGTCGATAAGTATCAGGATGTGCCGAACCGATATCGTGCCGGTGACGTGGTGTCTATAGACGGGGAGAGTACTAAGGTCTACGTTAATGGGATGGTGGCTAAGGGAGATGAGATTACGGGGACGGACTATTTTAAAGTGCCACCCGGAACAACAGAAGTGCAGTTCTGTTATTCTTCCTTTTCATCTCCGCCGCCGCAGATTAAAGCAAAAATAAGGGAGGTATACTTGTAATGGGCAGCATTAGAATTGCGATTTTAAGCGCAAATAACACACAAGTAGCATTTATGGATAATGCACATAAAAAATCCATGCACTACTGGGGAGACGAGCTGCACGAATACTTACAAGGTACGGCAAATACGTACACTTTTACGGTAAACGCAAAACATCCAGACGCAGAACATGTTACAGTCGGAAACAAGGTAGCCTTTACATACAAGGGTAAATCTTACTACTTAAATATTGTAAATACCGATCAGACGGAGAAGATAATTACCGCTACGGCATGGTCTCTGTCATTTGAGCTTATAAACGAGGATGCCGGCGAATACAAAGCTGGAAAAGCAATGAGCTTTGAAGAGTACCTTGCCGTATTTGATGCGGAGAGAACGCTGAAATTAGGGCTTAACGAGGTATCAGATAAGCGGATCACTAATGAGTGGACAGGCACAACGTCTGTATTAAAGAGATTATTCTCTCTGGCCAATGTATTTTCTGCGGAGATCGAATTTGAGACGGTATTGAACAGAGACTACTCTTTAAAAGAGATTGTCCTAAATGTATATCGGAAACACTCAGATACAGACAGCGGAGTCGGAGAATACCGGAATGACATTGTACTGCGGTACGGGAAAGGAATTACCGGAATCCGTAAAACCACAGATGCCGAGAAGCTTTACACCTGTATCCAGCCGACCGGGAAAGACGGGCTGACGATCAATGGACTGGATAAAAAAGAGTATGATGAGAATGGGAATATCGAGTACTTTACAGACGTGGCACTCATCCGGGCACCGCAGGCAAGAGATCGATTCCCGTCCAACATCGTAAACAAGGACGATGCTTATATCATGCTGCGGAAAGAGTACGATACAGACAGCAAGGACAAGCTCTATAGCATGGCTCTGTCTGATCTTAAAACAGCATCCGAACCAGTAGTGACTTACGAGGTGGACGGGTACTTCGATACCAACATCGGGGACATCGTGAGGATGCAGGATCAGGAGTGGACACCAGTGCTTTATCTACAGGCGAGAGTGTCCGAACAGGTGCGCAGTCTTACCAATCCAAAAACAGCAAAGACGGTATTTACAAACTACAAAGAGCTGATGTCCGAAATATCCGGCGATCTCATTAAGAGGATGGAGGACTTGATTTCCAAAAATAAAGTTTACACCTGTTCCATCTCCACTAACAACGGCATTATCTTTAAAAATGGCATCGGTAGCACTACTCTGACAGCTTACGCTTACGATAACGGCGTGGATGTGGCAGACAAGCTACAATTCCGATGGAGCAAGGATGGACACGAGTTTTATGTTGGTAAGAGCGTTACGGTAAATGCTACGGACGTGGATACAAAGGCGGTGTACTCGTTTGAGGCTTTGGAAAATGGGATAAAACGCGGGTATTACGAGGTTACGATTACTAAAGTCGATGATGGAGAACAGGGACCTGTGGGACCACAAGGGCCACCTGGAGAACAAGGGATTCCCGGAAAGCCAGGGACAGACGGAAGAACGCAGTACACCCATATCGCTTACGCAAACAGTGCGGATGGAACGAAGGACTTTTCCGTGTCCGACAGCAACCGGGAATATATCGGAATGTATGTGGATTTTGAACTATTGGATAGCACAGATCCATCGAAGTACGCATGGAGTAAGATTAAGGGAGCGGATGGAGCGGACGGAGTGCCCGGGAAGCCGGGAACAGACGGCCGAACACCTTATTTCCACGTTGCTTATTCCAACAGTGCAGATGGTTCAAAAGATTTTTCGGTATCAGATAGCACAAATAAGCAGTACATCGGACAGTATACCGATTTTACACAGGCAGACAGCACAGACTACAAAAAGTATGCTTGGACTAAGATTAAAGGTGAAGACGGACAGGACGGCGCAGACGGTGTAGGGATTAAGAATGTCACAAAGTATTATCTGGCAAGCGAAAAAAACTCTGGGATTACGGTAAATACGCCTGGATGGACTACGACAATGCAGACCATGACGGAAGCAAAAAAATACTTATGGAGCTACGAGATAATCGTTTACACAAATGGAACCTCTACCAAGACAACGCCTGTCATCATCGGAGTGCATGGCCAGAATGGAGAGGACGGAACATCCGGCATCATCGTGTCTCCCGCACCCCCGGAAAATCCAAAAGTAGGACAGCTCTGGCAGACAGCAAGTGGAGAACCAATTAAAAGATGGGATGGAAGTCGTTGGGTGCTGCATTACGTATCGGTCGAGAATCTGGACGTGCAAACATTAAGTGCGATCGCAGTGAATGCCGGCGAATTAACAGCAGGTAAGATAAAAAGCAAAAACGGGATCATGCTCATAGATATTGACGCAGGGAAAATCGTAAGCAAATTGATTGATAATGGAGTTGTCGACAGCACGATGGAACTTAATTCCGCTTCCCTTGCATTTTCCGGTAAGGACTCGGGAGGCAATCCTGCAAATATGACTTTTTCCATGCAAGGTCTAGCATATATAAACCAAAATACCGGAGGACGTTCGAAGCTTGTGTTATCAGACGGAGATATATATGCACAAAACGGAAACAACCCATTAATTGGTTTGTCTTCGTACAGCAAATATGATTCTGGCACAAAGCAGGGACCATTCCCGGAAATAAATCCATCAAATTCCATCAGAATAAAGCTTATAAGAACTGCTTTTGTTGTAACGTGCACGATCATTATGAAAGCACAGTTCCCGTGGAAAGGAAGAATTGAAGAAATACAAGAGGTAAGAATCCCTGACGGATACAGACCGGCAATAGAAGTGTTGGCACCAATCAGCGAGGTTTCCAACGGACAAATATTCGGAACAGGCAGGTACATAATAAAAGAAAACGGCGCAATAGCTATAGATGTGGAGAATGAGTCGTACCTAGAAAGGATGCTAACAACAACTTGGATAACGGAAAACTAAGCTGAATTGAGCAAAGGAGGCATACATTGGAAAATAAAATAGTAACAGCAATTTTTAAAGATTCCACCCACACCAAAGTAAGTGACGTTTGGCAATATGATTACGGACAGATATTGAGAATTCAAGGACTTGATTTACCAACTGCAGTGGAGGTGGATTTTGCGGTTGCAGGAGCGAGTGAATCCATTGCGAGAATTGGAACAACAAAGGACGGCGTGACGGATGTTGTTATACCAGACTCACTAATCGAGACCGGGAAAAACCTTGTAGCCTATATCTATCTCAGAGATTCAGCATCCGGCAACACGGAGTACCAGATTGACATGCTCGTCACCAAGCGGGCAAAGCCGGAAGCCTACGATACACCTGAGGATAAGGAGTTGTTCGGGCAGGCAATTGAAGCTGTCAACGCAGCCGCAGACAGGGCAGAAAAGGCAGGGCATACCGCACAGGAAGCCGCCAACAAAACCGGACAGGACGCAGAACAGACAGCGCGGGACAGAGTAGAAGTGGCTAAGATGGTAGAAACTGTTACTGATATTTCAGAGCAGGTTAAAAAAGTCGAGGACTTGAGTAACAAAGCACAGGCGGCGGCAACGAAAACAGAAGCAGACGCACAGCAGACAGCAGAAGACCGTGTAGAAGTTGGCAAGATGTTGGAAACCGTCAAGGATGTGTCTGAACAGGTCAAGACGGTGGAAGAATCTGTCCGAAAAGCAAAGGAATCTGAGCAGGCGGCGGAAGGGCACAGAACTGCTGTGGAAGAAATGAAGAACAGTGTGGAGCAGACGGCAAGCGGAATCACGCAAGTAGTACAGACTGGCGTACAGGAGATTAACTCCGCTAAACAGAGTGCGGTACAAGAGGTTACACAGACTGGAACAGCCCAGAAAACAGCCGTAGAGGGCGCAGGGACGCAAGCGGTTGAGAACGTGGAGAACGTTAAGGCATCAGCCATAGAAGCCGTGGAAACAGCGAAAACCGAAGCGGTACAATCCGTACAGACAGAGGGAAACACTCAGACCGGAAATGTTACCGCAGAGGGAACAAAACAGGTCAAAGCCGTACAGGACAAAGGCGCAGAGGTATTGCAGTCCATACCAGAAGATTTCCAGACACAAATGGAAACTAAGCTGAATAAACAGCAGGGAATCGAGAACAAGGGTAAAGTTCTTGTGATCGGCGAAGACGGCAATGTTGCACCCGGAGAGGTGCAGAGTGGCGGTGGAGACGGAATTGCAATCATAAATACCATGAGTGGAGAAAGCCCTCTTGTGATACCTGATAGTGCAGAAAGAGTGAATAAGAGGTTGGAGCTTGGTGGGAAGACGGAGCAGGCACAAGAACCCTCCCCATCCCCAGAATATCAGCAGGAAATCAAAAATGTTGGGAAGTGGAATGAGGAAACACAGAAGTATGAAGTGAATGTGAAAGTGACAGGGAAGAATCTTTTTAATAAAGACAGTGTGAAAAAAGGATATGAATTCAGCAGTGTCGCGTCTGATATGGAGAGTCCGAGAGAAGGCTGGTTTGTATCCGATTTCATATCTGTTGCCGAAGGCAAAGTGTATATAAGTGGAAAAAGCACAGGAGTCGGATGCAAGTTATATAACAAAGATAAACTGTTTGTTAAAAATATTCAAGCAACATCAGGCCAATTGACAATAGAAGAAGGAATCTCATATTTCCGGTTAAATGGGGAGACAAAAGATTTGAATAACATACAGGTCGAACTTGGGTCTGTATCAACCACATACGAACCATACCGAAAACTACAAACACTCACTCTCACATCCGACCGCCCTCTCACAAAGTGGGACAGACTGGTGGAGCATGGTGGACAGATTGGATGGTTGTATCAGAGTGCAATTAATGAGTATAGAGGTGATGCATCTGTTGCAATCTATAAAAATGGTTTCTGCTTCTTGTTGAATAATAAGAAACTGAAATCAGGAGAAGGATACTGTGAGGAATTAAAACAATATGTTAGTAGAGAAGAAAAACCATGCATTAATTTTAATATGTCACCAAACACTTATGCATATACTCTAAATACACAAGCAATATATGGCAGTACGACAAGCGCAATTAAGGAATATTTAAAATCGCATCCATTACATCTTGCATATAAAACTGAAACCACCGAATTCATCCCCCTCCCACAATCCGAGCAGAACGCTATCCGAGCATTAAAAACCTACTACCCAACCACAGTCATCACAGCGGACGGAGGGGAGCTTGACCCAGACATTAAAGTAACATATACGGCGGACACCAAGAACTACATCGATAACAAAGTATCTGCTAAAGTGGCGAGCATTATAAGACAATATCGATTAAATACGGCAAATCTGCTATCTTTAATGCCTATGGAGACACAGGCAGCGATGATAGAAAACGACACAAATAACATTTTAGAAAACGCGGAGGAAATGAAACATGAATAACACAGTAATCGTAAAATTAATGACAAATCTAATTGAAAAGAAGTTTTACAACACAAAGGATGAAGCAGTTGCAAAACTGGATGTCTATTTCGCTATGAACCGCATCAGCGAGGAAGAATACGCAACTCTGACACTTCTGGCGGAGACAACTTACGCAGAAGTACCGACTGTTTAGACATTTTTATAGGTGGCGAATATGGAGATCAGAGCAAGACCGTGATGGTCTTATTTTTATACTTTAAAACTGGAGGAAAGACATGACAGAAAATGAAGTAGAAGTGAAACTTGCAGAGCACGGAAAAGAAATCGGCTCTCTAAAACACCGAATGAAAGAAGCGGAGGACGTTGTGAATGTGGTACATCAACTGGCGCAAGAAATGGTAGGTCTGACAAAAGAAGTTGGCTTTATGAACCAGACCCTTGTGCAGTTGACCGCAAAAGTGACACATCTGGAGCAGACACCAGCCAAACGGTGGGATGGGGTCGTGACAGCACTGATCGGAGCCGTGATCGGGGCTGTAGTAGCAATGTATTTGTAAAAAGGAGAATGAAAAATGAAGAAGATTAACTGGATTGTAAGAATTAAAAACAAGGCTTTCTGGGTAGCACTGATCCCGGCACTCTTGCTGTTGGTACAGGCTATCGCGGCAGTGTTTGGGCTTACCATCGACCTTGGAGACCTTGGGGATAAGCTGTTAACCGTAATCAATGCGCTCTTTGCAGTGCTGGCGATCCTTGGTGTAGTGGTAGACCCAACAACGCCGGGAACAGGAGATTCAGAGAGGGCACTTACATATAAATAGATTCATGGGAGCTTGGAAACAGGCTCTCTTTTATTGTGCGACATCGCACGGAAAGGAGAAAATATGAGTATTTGTCGTGGAGTAGCAGGAAACAGAGGGAGAAATCCGGTAGGTATCTTTTTTCACAATGACGCTGGAAGCAAGAACGCCAATGCAGCATTTTACAGAAATTGGCTGCAGACACATCCGCTTGAAAATGGATTTGCGCACTATTATGTAGCACAGGATGGCATCTTACAGGCAGAGGATGACTGGAATTGCGCTTGGCACTGCGGAGACGCAAACGGGAACTTAAATTATCTTGGCATCGAAACGTGTCAGAGCATGGGCGATCTGGATGTATTTAAAGCAAATGAGGAAAAAGCATTGCAGTTGGCAGCGCAGAAGTGCAAGCAATATGGAATCACACCAAGTACAAGCACGATAAGGCTACATCAGGAAGTGTATGCTACATCTTGCCCTCACAGATCTGTGGAGATTCACGGTGGCAGAGAAGCTACAAAATCCTACTTTATTAAACGGATTAAGGAGTACATGGGTGGTAATGTCACGCCGCCAACTTATGTATCTGGAGGACAGGCGCAGGCTCAAGCTGCACAGAAACAGCCAGAAGTAGTATTTACTTATGCTGTCAAACTGGAGGACGGACGCATCTTGCCGTGCGTGCGGAATCTTACAGACTTTGCCGGGATACAGGGTAAGCGCATCACGGATGTAGCTATTAAGGTAGACAAGGGATCCGTAAAATACAGAGTTCATGTGATAGGAAGAGGGTGGCTGCCTTATGTTACCGGATGCAACTGGAATGATCACAACAATGGTTATGCAGGTACAGGACAGCCGATTGACGCAATCGAGGTGTACTACAATACTCCAGCGGATTATGCCGCAAAATACGGCTACCAGAAAGCCCAGTACCGTGTCAGCCCTGTAAATGGAGCTTACTGGGATTGGCAGTATGATAATGAGACCGGAAACGGGCAGGACGGATATGCTGGAGCGTTCGGACAGGCAATTGATCGGTTCCAGTTATTCTAATAAAAATCCCCTCGGAGATCGTTCTCTGAGGGGTGAATATTGTATCAATCTTATTGAATAAAAACATTCTATTTACAACACACTTACAACAAAAATGCCGACAAAGCCTGTAAAACCGTCAATAATATTTAAGTATTCTTAAGATTTATTGATTTTAAAATATTTCCGTGGTTGACACAAAGACTTCAAAAAACGTGTCAACCACGGGCTTTTTCGTCTATAAAATGCAATCGGAAAAGAATTGAT